CGTCGAAATACGCTGTAAAGCAAAACCAGCAGTGCGGGAGATAATCGCTTGACCTGTATCGTTGCGCTGCTGAATCAAGAAAATCGCATTATCGAGCTGCACGACGCTTGCTTGCGCTGCGAGTCCTTGCTCGATAAAACCGCTTGGCATTGGAGCAAATGCGAACGGGAAATTGCCGGCGTCGTAGTCGATCTCAGTCTGCTTTGCGCCGAAGAGCCACAGAAAGCGATGATCAGACTGCATCCCGATAACGTTGTCCGCAAACGTATTGATCGTCTTAATCGCTAGCGGCGGCCACGTCGTTGCGTCGAATGCATTCGATTGATAAACCGTCTGCGAAGCTGCGACGAGCAGCAAGAAGAAACCATCGATGTACATAACTTCTGTTACTGATTGCGGCTGCCACGGGCCGGCAATTAAGCCGGTAAACGTCCCGGCGACGATAGCCGGTACTGTCTGTGTTGCAAGCTGATAAGAGTATAGATTCCCCGCGCTGACGAGCGCAAGCTGCTGCGGGCACGCGATGAAGCTGACCGGATTGCCGTCGTTATTTACGTTTCCAATCGCTACCGTCGAGCCATCTGCTTTTTCTTCATACAGCGTCGCGTCTACTACTTTGAACGTTCGCCCCGCTGACGGGCCAGTCGTGATCGTGAAGTTCCCCCGTACTTGATTCCCTCCTGGATTATTGAATTGCGAAAGACCAGGAGTGCTGTAAAGAGTCATCGCAGAGACGCCGAGACCACTCTCCACGGACTCTGGATAGAGATTGTAACATTCGTCATCCGCAGCGTTCGGAGACTGCGAAGTGTACGTGCCGGTCGAAGTTAAGCCGAATCTAGACAAGGGACGCCCCTTGCGCTATAATTATAATATGAAAGCAACTTGGAAAGCGGTCGCGGGGTACGAAGGCATCTACGAAGTTAGCGATATGGGGCAAGTGCGTTGCCTCGTCAAGAGGCGAAGCGCACACAAAAAACTTCTTTTTATCATCAAGCCGGGGATCGTTAATAAACGATGCCAAGCTTGGCTGTGGAATGGCAGTAGTAAAAAAGGATTCCAACTCCACCGACTCGTTATGGCTGCCTTCGTTGGACCATGCCATCCATTTAAAGAAGTAAATCACAAAGACGGAAATCCAGCTAACAATAAACTGGAAAACTTGGAGTATGTGACGAAAAGTGAAAATCATCTTCATCGCTATCGCGTTCTTGGACAAAAACACAATCAAGGCTCCAAACATGGAATGCACAAACTCACAGAGACAGACGTTACGAAGATACGAAAAATGTGCGCCGCTGGCGTTTTTCACATTGACATCGCTAATAAATTTCATGTCTGCCTTCAAACCGTCGCTAAAATCTCTTGCCGAATGACTTGGCGTCACATCTAGTTACTAACTATTAATTGTCTTACTTATATAATTGTAGTCGCTTCTCTTCCCGCTATACTTACCGCCCGGCAACCCTGCGTCGCGCGTCCCGAAAGGCTGCGTCGTAATGTTCAGAGCCGTAAACGCTCGCAGTAGCTTGCGTCGCGTATCTTCTAGAATCTGCGTCCACTGAGCGTCGAAGTCAGGAGCGATCATCTTCGCGAGTTCGTAAACAAACGCTCCTAGTCCACCAGGCGGCAACTGTACGCTGTCAACTAACTGATACTGAACAAGCAGCGTTTGGAGCAGCAACTCAAGTGGGTATGCTACGGTCGGAACAACCCAAAGATACATCGAGCCATTCGGATAGTCTTCTTCATAGTACATATCCGTCGGCGTAACGCTCGCAACGCCTGGAGCGTTCTTCGACATCCACCATGAGCCTTTATCTTGATGGACTGTGACGTTCAACCGTACTGTCGTTTGCCCGATAAACGGAGCGACAGCATTCGCATTGAGCAGAATATTGGCTCTCAGTATCTTCGTCGGGCGCTGAAGAATTCCAGCCGCTTGGTTGAAGTTTACCGTACCGCTAGGGCCAATGAGATGCGGCTGAACGTTCGGAGAGATTACTCCGGTAAAGATCCTATTCGCGTAAACATAAGCGCGCGATGCGTTCCACGAATCAATCAAGATGTTCGCTTGCTGCTGAACATCGATTGCTTCTTGCCCGTCGGGTACCTCTGTCGGGTCGATAACGCCAATTTTTACCATCGCCATCTTGCATAGATCAAGCAGCTTGAATGAGCCGGTTCCACCTGCGTTCAGGTAAGAACCGGCTATAGGCTGCTGCTGTGGCGGTACGACTGGCGGGCCAGGCACGCTACACGCTCCTCGTTACGCTGCTTGCGTTTCTGCTGCCCGTTCTTCTTCCTTCTTCTTCAACTCAGCGTCAAGTTCGCGCTGTAGCCGCTTGATATTCTCGTCCCGCGGCTGCGCTCCGCGCTGCATGCGGTCGAGATGCTTCTGCGGGGGCTTCAATAGCCAGCCTTTTTGCTTCATTAGTTCGGCAAGCCCTTCTTCGTCTTCGACAGTTTTCATCGCCTTACCATCTTCGTGATAGACGAGTTTCGGCCACGCGCCGGCAGGAGCGACTTGCTGAAAGTGATCAGGCGGCTTCGCGATACAAAGCGCCTTCAGCTTCGCGTCGAACGGAGATTCGCCTTCGTTGATCATATGCGTCATCGTGCGTTCCATATTCTCATCGATGCGCTTATCCGGGTTTCCGTTCGCGTCTTGAAACGCTTCAGGGAATTGCTGTTTACATTCTTTGATTGTGAGACGCCGTTTCTTCGCCATGATGTCCTCTCTAAATCAAGCAGGTACGAATGTTCCTGTCGTGCTGACTACGTTCCATTTACCGTTAAACGCAACAAGCTCCAGAATCGCGCCCGGCTGCGCAGGGAAAGTCATCGAATTCGTATGACCGCCGCCATCTTGAAGCGATCCGCCGAAGTTGACTACGTGCGCGAATGCTGTACTGGAAAGAAATTGCAGCGCTAAACCGTCTTCGCGGCCCGCCGTCGGAGCTGCGAGCGTGATCGTCGCAATCGATCCTTTTGTTATAACGTATCTGCCTGAAGTCGTTTGATCGAAAACCGGTTGCGGAGAAACTCCCGGATTAGCGACAATCGTATGCTGAACATCGTATGCATTCACAAGATTGTTGTTTATGGCGTTCTGATCGAAAGCCCCACCGCCGCTAACGTTGTATCCCATCTATTTTTCCTCTCGCTCGAAAAGTGAAGGAGCGCCGGTACAAGCACGCTCCCGTCTGTTGAATTGTTAAACTACGAAATACGGTTCGGTATCCACTTTGACGTTGCCGCGTTCCAGCAAAACGTTACCGGTACGCTGTTGCCGGCAGTTACGGTCCCTGCGACTGCGATATTTCCAGCCGCTGTCCATGTCCATATACCGGTCGGAATCGCCGTAAAGCACCCGCCGCCGGAAGCTGTCGCGTTAAAGCCGAGCGGAGTCGCAAAATTGACGATTGCCGCTGTGCCGGACATAGTGAATAACGGACCTGATGGCGTAGTCGTCGGAGCTGCCGAGACTACAGCAGAAGTAGCTGCTAGATTGTCTTGGCCGCTGTTGTTCCACCCAGGTACCCATGTTCCAGTTACGGACGAGCAGAGCCACTGCCCACCGGAACGAACGTTTACCCACGGCGATACAACAACGTTAGCTTGCGTACATGTAACGCCGGAAATACCGCCGCTAGTGTTAGCGATACCGCCAGGGTCCATAACGTAGAAGAATCGAGGAGGACCAAACAGCACCATGTCTCCGCCAGGATGCGGAACCGCTACAGTCCCGTTTACACCACGCACGACGGTTAACGCCGTTCCGTTTACGGCAGTAACGCGCATCTGCTCGCGGCCAATCAATAAGTACGTTTGATTCGGCTGCGATGCCGTAATCTGAAGATTTGGCGTAATGCCGACGATGCTCGTCGCTGAAGTAACTTGAATCAACGTCGGAGCTGGAACGTTAGCGCCGGATACAGAGCCAAGATACTGACCCTGTACAGCGGCGGCGAGCGTCGTCTGGCCGAGGAAGTTCTGCTGCGCAAATGCCGACAGCGGCGCGAACAGAAGAGCGAGAACTGCAAATGCTTTAGAGAACGTTTTCATAAGTGTTTGCCTTTTTCCTTTGTAGGTAGTAAGATTTGTTCACTATGAGCCTTACAAAACAACCCGCGAATCTTAAAGGTCAACGCTTCGGAAGTTGGGTAGCGTTGAAATACGTTGAGAGCAGAAAATGGCTTTGTCGCTGCATCTGTGGAAAAAAGGTAATCGTCGCAACCTATTCCCTCAAGAGTGGAGCGAGTACTTCCTGCGGCTGCGTAATGAAGAAAACCATGAAAAAGATAAAGACGGTTCATGGCTGCTCCAAACCGCAAACGAGAGAGTACAAGTGCTGGCTTCACATGAAGCAGCGATGCTCTAATCCTAAGCATCCACAATTTTATTTGTGGGGAGGCCGAGGAATTAAAGTTTGCGACCGCTGGTTTCATGATTTTTCTGCGTTCCTTTCAGATATGGGGCATTGTCCTAAAGGTCTAACCATCGAAAGAATTAATAACGATGGAAATTACGCGCCCGGAAACTGTAAATGGGCAACGTATAAGGAACAAGTCCACAACCGACGAAAGTATGGATCAGCCGCAAAGCACCCTTCCCGCACAACTATCCGCGTATAATTGTCCAAAACCTATACACGTGTCCCAACTATTCGTCATCTTCTTCTCCGTCGGCGAATACATCCGAACGAAGCGAACCGGAATTCCGGTCTTCTTGTCGCGCGCTTGCGAAGTCAACTCTGTCGCTTTCGGCGATTGAAGCTTAATGCCGACCATAGCGAAAGCGTCTTTGTTGATCCACAAGCCTTGACCGCCCGTTTTTCCTGCCGGAGCCGTAGTACCGGGGAACATCGTCAATGCAGCGCCTTGCGCTGGCGTCGAATCGACGTTCTGATACTGCGAGCCGGGCAAGAAGATTGCCGGAGAAAAGTTGATTACGTCACCGCCGCCACCAGCTGCTACGAGCGGAGATGCAATGACAAACGTTTTCGCAACTTGCGAAACGAAACGCCGTGTCATCGGGTTCACTTGGTTGACGTTCGCGATAGAAAAAACATCGCCAACGTTGTACGTATCGCCTGCTGTCGTTGTGATCGTAAGCGTCGTACCGCCAGCGCTTGCGTTCGTCAGCGTAGCTGCACCGGCGAGCGTTCCTGCCGTATGGCGGAAGAGCGACTCCGACTCGTACCAGTCGAAGTTCCACAGACGGCCAAGCGAGCCTTCTTTGTACTGCTCGCTAATTTCGTCTGTCGGGTTCAACAACGCTTGAAGCACCGGCACGAGCGCCGTATAGACGCTCGACGGTACGATCATCGCATTGTCGCTGCCGCGAGTCGCACCGGCTAGGTTCTTAAGCCGCTGCCGTGCTTGCATGAACGTTGTCGGGCTGTTCGGATCGACACCGAGCGCGCCAACAATGTTATTCGCGTTCTGATATGCGAACAGAGCGGCGCGAGTGTCCATCTCTTGCGCGATTTGCTCCATTGCCGGCTTAAGGTATTGCTGCGAGATTTCTTCCTTCGAACGCTCCATCAACAGAGCTTCTTCGAAGTCGTCAAACTCGAAGTCAACACCGAAAATCTGGTTGCAGGCAACAGTCGTATTGATGCGATTGATCGGTTGCGGAGAATAACCCAGCCCGTCACGAATCAAGAAACGCTGCGGAAGTTTCACGCGAACGACTTCGCCGACAGGGAACTCACGAGTGAATTCCTTGTTGAACTCAGTGTTCATGTACTGCGAAACTTCGAGCATGTTGATTAGCAGACGCAGGGCTTCCTCGGCGACCCAATCAGGAAATACATATTGGCCTTCAGCCATCGGAATCCTCTCGGTTCAGCTCGCCCTTTAATTGGGCTTCTTGCGCTTTGCGCGTTCTTCTTTGTTTTTCCGCTCGCGGTACAACTCACCACGCTCTGCGGCTGATAAGTCTTTGCGGCGCCATGCGGCATCAGCGCTGCCATCATCGGCAGGGGAGCTTGCTGCTCCTGAGGCTTCGGAGGGCGGCTTGCCTGCCTTCGTCAACGGACGCTCTTTGCCATCGTCCGCTCCCTTGTCGGCTTTCTTCGCTAGTTCTGCTTCGATGTCACGCTCCATGCCGAAAAGAGCGCGGACTGCATCGGGAAAAGTCTTCGGATCGTTGGCTTGCTTGATAAAATTATCCAGTAAAGCAGGATCGCCTTGAAAGACTTGCACAAGATGCGGGAAATACTTCGATGAATTCAACTGTACGAATACTGCAGGCGAGGTTTGCTGCGTGTCCGCGAGCTTCCCGACAACTTTGTGAATGTCTTCCGCGCTGATCTCTTTGCCGTAGATTGTTTTTATCTCAGCTTGCCACGTCTTCGCGAATTCTTCCCGTTGTGCTGAAGCAGTACGAATCTGCACTTGTTGATTCGTATAAGCTGTTTTAGCGTCTTCGTATTGATCGAGCGCCGTCTCATACTTCTCGCTATCGAGTGCGCCGTCTTTCATAAACTCAGTCATCTTCGGGCGCTTCGGAAGTTCGAGGAGTTTCGGGGCAGCGCTGGCGGCGTCCGGCTTTTTATCTTCTGCTTTCTTTTTGCCGGTGCGAAATTCTTCAAGTTCAGCTTCGAGGCGTTCCGTTCTCTCACGCAGGGCCTTGAAATTCAGCTGCTTTTCCGCCTCTTTGTCTTCGGCTGAAGGTTCTTGTTTGACGGGCCCTGAATCCGTCTTCTTGACAGGTGTATTGTCGGCTGCCTGAGTGCCGTCCTTTTTTACAGGCGAATCTTTTTTAACTTCTTCGAACGCAGGCTTGCCCGTCTTGAGCCACTCTGTGCGCTCTGCGTCAGTGTAGTTCTCGATTTCTTTGTGCTGCGGCGTAGTCTCGACTGCCGCTGCGTTGTTATTGACCGCCGTTGTCATTGTCTTCTCCTTCAGATTGTTGTGCCGCACTCATCGTCGCTTCGTGCGCTTGATCGCTTTGCTGCGCCGCCGTATCCTGTTGCGCTCCCGCTGCCGCAAGCGTCTTTTCATGCGCATGATCTTCCGCTTGCATACCGCGCTCATGCGCCGCGCCATGATTCTCAAGCCAGAATTCTTTGTACATCTGCATGCGCTCGCTAGCGTCTTGCGATTTCGCTTGAATCTCTGCAATCAGAACTTTGATGTCGTTGTTCAGCTTCTGCATCGCCATCTCATACTGATTGTCGATAACTTTCCCCGCCTTTTCGAGCTTCAGCTTCTCAAGCTCTTGCTGCATCTTGACGATAACTTCTTGCTGCTGCTGCGCTTGCTGCTGAGCTTTTTGCAGAGCTTGCCCTTGCTGCTTCGTCGCATCCGGCGGGTCGAGCGTATCGGCCATCTCATCGCCAAGTGGACCGAGCGCTGCGAGCCGGATGTTTAGCGCCAAGAGCTTTGCCGCTGCGCCAGGAGGCGCAATCGCTGCAATCTGCTGCAGCTCACCCATCACGCCTTGCAGCAAATCTTGTACGCTATCGCGCCGCGAAGCTGCGTCTTTGTCAGTCGAGATCGTAACGCCATGATCTCCCGTTACGGCGTCATAGTGCTGCTGAACGGCTTGCCCGTCAGCGTCCATCTCCATGAAATTCTCGTCGTTAATCGTGATCGTCTTGAACTCGCCATCAGCTTTCATTACAGCGATGTCGCGCTTCGTGTCGTAGACGTAAGGAAACCAATCGTCTATCACTCGTCCGGCATGTTCGAGCGAGAAATTCGCATTGTCGATGAAGTGAAACGTGCCGCGATCTTCGTTCGACTCGATTTGCTTCAGCGCAACGCCGCTCTTCTCGTTCATTCGCTGCGCGGCTACTGGCAAATCACTGCCTCCGCATGCTGTTCGAATTGCGCGACGCGCTGCTTCGGCAAAAACTTCATAAGATTGAAAGTTTGGCTGAAACTGCGGGCGGGTCGGAAGCGGAAGCAGCTTGTTCGCGTCCGTCGGGTCAACTACTGGATCGACTTGAACGAATGGAACAGGAATCTTGTTCAAGTTCTCCCACGCCACCCTATCTGTCTCGAACTGCCCTGTATAGCCAATCAGTGGCGACTTCGGTGCCATCCCTGCTTCTTCCGCTTCTTGCGAGCGAATGTAGCAATACGCCATATAGGGGTCGCGCGCCAGTCTGACGAGCGAATAAATTCGCCGCTTCGGGCCATCGCCTTCATCAACCCACTGCTCTTTCCCGAACATCGGAATAAGCGGAATCCAGCGTATCGGTATTTCATCGCTCTCTTCGAGAATCTCAAGCCCGTTCGTCCAATACTGCTTCACTGTGCGTGTGTCTATCGTGCGGTCGCGCTTGATGCGCTTCTGATTCTTCTCGTCGCTCGTCCACTTATCTTCACCGCCCGGTAGTTCGTCGCCATAGAGCGCAACGCGGTCATCAGTGTTCTTTTCTCCGGCAAGCAAGTACAGCTTTCGCTTCTTAATAATCACTTTGTAATACGCCGCTACGCGAACGATCTGCTCTTGCTGCCAGCCAGGGGCTTGTTCGGCGTAATCGCCTTGCCAGTCGATAAACTTCGCTTTCTTCCATCGCCGTTTGAATTCACTACGCTGAATGCGCTCTTCAACGAAGCATTCTGTCATGTCGCTAGCGTCTTGCTCGCGAAAGACAGGGTTCGGTATAACGCTATTAGGATTCGCAATGCGGTAGATGTAGAGTTCTTGCTCGAAGAGCTTCTCTGGGTTTGTGCGCGCCAGCTCTTCGTACTGATCTTCTGTCAGCCCGTCAGCAACCAGTCGGCTATTTATCCCGAACCAGCCGAAACTGCGCTCGACGCCGCCTTGAAACGCCGTTACAAACGCTGACTGCGCGCGCGAGTTATACTGAATCTCGCGAATCTTATCTTCGCGCAAGAGAGCAGTCGCGCTTGTCGCACCAGCACCGCGTGGATTGATCTTAATCGCGCGTTTATTCTGGCGAAGATCGTTAACAAGCTGATTCACGTAAGGGGAGAGTTCGTCCCATGTCAGTACAGGGCGGTCGTACTTATCCCTAAATTCGCGCTCTTTCGCATCCCACGGATCGCCGGCAACGCAGAGAGCGTCTCTATCACCTTCTTCGAGAATAGGACGCCAGCCTTCGTAGAAAGTAAGGTAATTTTCCCTAATTTCTTCGAGAAGCGACGATTTGGGATTCGTTTCAAGCATTAGTAGTGATAGCTGTGGCTTTCCGATTCAAAGTGCTGATTCCCGCGCCGCGTACTCGTCAAACCGTGCGCTTTCGTCTTCTTACGCTTCGACATCCCCGCTTCACTCAACGCGATAGCGACTGCCTGCTTCCGATTCTTCACTACCGGGCCGCGCTTCGAGCCGGAATGTAACTCGCCCGCTTTGAACTTCTTCATCTCCTGGCGTACACCAGCGCGGCCTTTGCTAACTGGCATTCTTCACCTTCGCTGACAAATAAATGCGAAACTTTCCAAGCAATCTGCAATACCATGGGCCGCATGTAGCGCAACGCAAATTGTCGCACTTCGCCATCAATTAACCATCTCCTTCGTCGCGCCGCGATGCTGCCGATAAGCTACTAACCCTCTGCACCGCAATACAGCTTGCGTCCCAGTCGCAGAAACGTATCCCATCTTCTCGCTCGCCATGATGACTTTCATCTGAATGCGCTTCAACAGCTTCTGTTTGTCGCGCACAACAGTCTTCGCATGCTGGCGGCGCTGAAATTCTTCTTCAACGCCAGGCGGCAAGCTTCGCAGCGCGCTGTTAATTAGCGAGTTCAACGAGCTTCTCCTCGTCTTGCTTCGTCTTCTTCTGCGGAATAATGTACTTCGACGGGTCGCTTCCGAACGTCTTCAGCATCGCGCGCTTCTCAAGCCCGTGCGCGTAAGCTTGACATTGCAGCTCGAAAATCATCTGCCGGATGTGATCGTGCTTATCGACGCAATTCTTACACACCATCGCGTCTTGCTTGATCTTGCGGACGCGATAGCCGATCTTCTTCCCGTCAAGATCCGGGCCGCTACACTCGTTGCAGCGTAGCGGCAGCTCGCCGCGCGGAATCCAGCGCTTACAATCGAAGCAGCGCCAGAGCGGCTCACGCTTCGAGATAGACTTCAACTCCTCGCGCCAATGATGCTGCATCATCGCGAGGAATTGCGAGGGCTGGAGCGCGTTCGACACGCTAGTTCTTCATCCGCTTCGCAGCTTTTATAGCGGCTTCGTCCGTTTCAAGCTTCTTCTGATCATTCGCAACAGCTTGCTCATCAGCAAGTACTTGCTGCTCGGCTGCCGATTGCTGCTCTTCTGTCTCGCCGACAACTTCCAGGTTCGGCGCAGGAGCGACTGCTTCTAGCCGCCGTTCGAGCGAATCAACGCGCGTCTCTAGTCCTGCGATTCGCGCGTTAACGGGGAAGTCTACCGTTCCCGCGTTGCCAGGTTGTACTCCATGAATATGCTTCGATGCGTGTGCTGCGTCACCTTTGCTCATCACTTCCTCCTATCAAGCTTTTCGCGAGCGCCCTACTCCGCCGTGCTCTTCTGGGCCTGCTCCCCGAAGGCGTCTTGCCTTCACAGGCTTAGGTAAGTACTCGCACTAGCTACCTGCGAGTAGCAGCTATGATTTGCTGCGTCCGCGCATAGCTTCTCGATGCGGTCGAGTCTGCCTTCATCGAACATCGCTACTCTACATCCCAACCAGCATGGATTTGCTTACTGCCAAAACTCTTCATTAA